ATAAGGGTGTTACTGAATGGTTTAATCTCCACCCTAGTGAAACCGATGACGCTGTACAAGAATTGGTACGCGAAACTATTAATATTAGAGAAAAAGAATTAAAAGAATCACAAGCATCACCATTTATGTTTGGTGTTCCAACTTAAAAAAAGGAGAGAAAGTAATGTCGAAAATTGGAAATTATGTTTTGGAACTTCAAGAGCAGAACGAATTTTCTGCGTGGAGCGCAGATGGAAAGTCTGAAGTAATTCTAGACGGGCCTCTTGACCCAGATCGTTTGGTCGGTGACGATGTACCAGACTACAAGAACGGTGGGTCGATTGTTTACTTGGAGCCAGAGGAGATTGAAGTTATTCTTGAATTGAGTAAGACTGCAACTGGCAGACAAAAACGAGTTCTTGAACTTTTGTATGAGAGGTTGAAGTAATGTTATTAGAAAATGAATATTTAATTGAATACGAATGGCAAAAAAACGATAACCGTTTTATAATAATTTATGCAACAAATCAGCAAGAGGTTAGAAAAATTTTACAAAAATATAAAATTTTTTCTATTAAATTAAAAACGACTGAATATGCTCGTTATAAAAATAATAAAAATTAAATTATGTTGAATAATTGCAATTAAAATAGTTCTATGGTAGGGGTAATTTATATTATTACCTCTCCCTAGTTGGTAAACTTGGCCTTTGGGAGAAATCCCAAGGGCATTTTTTTTGGTTGGTGGAGATTCTCCCCACAATAAAAGGAAAAATGGTAAATGCAGACGAGGCCATGTTTTAAACCTACAGACGAACAAAGAGAAGTAGTCCGTCAGATGTCAAGCGTTGGAACGCCACAAGAGCAAATCGCCCAGTGCATCAACAAAGGGATCGACGTTAAGACCTTACGCAAATATTTTAGAGAAGAGTTAGACACTGCCGCCACGATTGCCAACGCCGCAGTCGGCGGTATGCTTTACGACAAGGCTATGGGAGGCGACACGACAGCCATGATATGGTGGACGAAAAGCCGCAACCGATGGTCAGAGAAGACTGAGACAGAATTGTCTGGTGAATTGGATTCAAACATTAACGTGCAAATTAATTTTGAGCCTGCCGATTAGAATTAACAGAGGAGAAAGAGATGGCCTTAACTAAAAGACAAAAAAATACTTTAAGTAGGCACTCAGCACATCACACTAAAAAACATATGAATTTTATGAAAAAAGAAATGGAAAAGGGATCGACTTTTACTAAATCACACAAACTAGCTTTACAGAAAGTAGGTAAATAAAATGAATACATACGGAAAGAAAAGACCCACAAAACGCAAGAAGCCAAGACCCGGTTATTAATTAATTATGCCTAACCGAATGTCAGACACCCTTAGAGCTTCCCCAAGTCCCATCACTCGTGATGCTATCGCAAGGGCCATGCGTCCCATGTCACAAAGTGATCGTGTTAATGCTGTAGCAAAAAATTCAACAGCTAAAGAACTACAACAACTTCAAGATTTGTTTGATCCCACAATAAAAAATCGCACTATGCTTTATCCTGAGTTTAGGGGATTGGGGAATTTTTTAATGGGGGAAGGTAAATTTGAGGATATAGAGTTTATTGCTCCAAAAGCATTAAAATTTTTGGCTAGAGCTATAGACCAGACAGATGAAGCGGCGCGACTACCTCACGGTACGTCACCAAATCACCCTGCTTACAGAGGGGTAACTGATTTAGCTGGCATAATAAGTTTACCTAGCCTTTTGCGTAGTGGTGGTTCCCCTGCTACTTTGGGAATGAATTTAGGCATGAACCCAAGAAGTTCGCTTTCAAATGAAGCTAAAAAATTATTAAAAGGAAGAACAGATGAAGAAGTTGCTAGATATATCCAATTAGCAGAAAAACAAAAACATTTGGCAGGATTAGACCCTAAGATGTCTGGGCCAAAATCTGGAGAGAATTGGTTCCCCGGTGCTAATGTTCGTTTGGATACTCCAATGTCGGAATTATTAGCTGGGAAAAAAGTTATTCCATATGGTTCAAATTATGAAAGACCAGTTCGGAATATTTCTTGGGATAGACTGCAAGGTGGAACAATATTACCATTAGTTGGTGACCGCACAGGAACTGGTACTTTAACGCATATTCTAGGGCGACAACTTAGTGACCCAGTTGATCTTCAAGGTGGTAAAAATTTTATGAGAGGGCCAGACGGAGCTTGGGCTTCTGAAGAAGCGGCATTAAAAAGTTTAACTAATCCATTACCTAACATTAAAAATCCATATGGGGTTAATGTTCCAATGGCTGGGACTGGTAGTGATTTTGCTCATATGACTACTAACACATTGCATCAAGTTTGGAATCCATCTGAATTAACAAAAAAAGGACAACAGATGGTAACACAAACATTAAGAAGTGGAAAAGGTGTAGATGGCAAATTCCCTAAAGTACCGAAAGTTGGAACAAAAGAATTTATGAGAGAGATTGAGATAAACAGCCCTTTAAGAAAAGCATATATTCAAGCATTAGATAAATCAAAAATAAGAAAAGAAGGTGGCCCAGATATGGGAGCAATAAGACACGCTTTAACTGATCCTGATTTTGTTAATGTACCAAACCCAACAAAAGATATATTAAATGATCAACTAATGGGGTGGGGTGTTACAGATTTACATCCTAGAGGGTTTACAAAACCTAGTATGCATCAAACATATAACACTTCGCTATTGCCCGGTAAAAAAGGTTATATGGGAAGACTGCCATTAACACCTAGAAGTGTTGTAATGAGAGATTGGACTAGAATGAGAAGAGGGCAGACACCTGATACTTCTGGTGATCCAAGATCATTATTTACTGGCCCGGCACAAAAACCACAAGTTGTAGATCAAGAATTAATAGATGCTATTCAAGGTTATCATAACATTGTTCGACAACGTCAATAAGGTTAAGTTTTATGTTCTCAGCTATCTCGTCAATTTCAGCATCCGCTTTTAATGATAAATTAACAGTATCAGGAGAATAAAGTTGAACTTCTTTTTTTATCATTTCAAACATCCTAACACTCAAGTTATGTATATAATCGTCAAATTGGTTTTCATCAATTTCCATAACAAAGTCCTCCATATCTATAAGGAAACATTATAAACAAAACTAAACGCCAAGTAAAACAAATTAATGACTTTTTATATCAATGGTGATATAGAAATAACAAGTGAAGTGAAGGAGTTAAAAATGTCCGATACCGCAATAGTCGATAATAACGTCGAAGTTGCCCAAGAAACACCCCCTGCTGTTGCTAAGAATATCTACGCGGCTGAAGAGGTTAGCGTTGTAAGTAGCAAGGAGGCAGAGGATTATTTTGAGGATAACTCAAGCATCGTTGAGGATGAGAAGGCTGAAGAGGCCGACACTCAAGCACCCGACGAGGCGGAGGAGGTTGAAGACGAGGAAACGGTTGAGACTGAGACTGAAGCTGAAGATGAGCCTGACGAGGACGAATCTGAAGTTGAGGACGAAGATGAGACTGTGGATGAGGCCGCCGAAGAAGATGAAAAGGTAGCGTTTAATTTCGGTGGAAATACTTTAGAACTAGATAAGTCTTCAGTGCCAGAAGAACTCGTCGGAACTATCGACAAGTTTACGTCTGACATCTGGGCAGACTACACTAAAAAATCGCAAGCCAATACCGAAGTCTCAAAGACTTTAGCCACACAAAGAGAAAATGTGGAGAAGTTAATGGAACTAAATGGCGATGCTTTACAAACTTATTCAGTAGGTTTGCAACTGAAAAACGACATTCAGCAACTTCAACAAGTCGATATGCAGGAGCTTTGGCAGTCTAATCCAGACCAAGCGAGGCTTTACTCCGACTCACTGGCACAGAAGCAGGCTGAATTTCAGAACATTGTGTCCTTAGTAGATCAACAGGAAAACGCCCTCAACGAAGCGAAGCAGTATGAGACTGTACGTCGAAGCGAGGAAGGCAGGAAGCAGTTGAACTCTAAAGTCAAAGACTTTGAGACAAAGGTCGCGCCAAAGTTGGTCGATTACGTCATGAAGACTTACGGCTGGGATCAAGCCGTGGCAGACAGGTGGGATCAAAACCCCGACATGACTGACATGGCTCGAAAAGCAATGTTGTACGATCAGTCGCGAGCCAAGATGAAGTCAGCATCTAAATCAGCGACAACTAAAAAAGCTAAACCAGTTTCTGCTATGAAGTCAAAAGGCAAGAGTTCTGGATCATCTGACCCAGATTCTATGCCAATGGCAGAATTGTCTAAGTATTTAGAGTTGTCATAAATGTAAAAACTTTTAGGAGGCCATAATGGCTAATACTACATTAACTGCTGATATTATCGCTAAAGCGGCGGTACTTCAGCTTGACAACAACCTAGTGATGGCAAAATCCGTCTTTAGGGGCTACGAAGAAGAGTTCTCGAAATCTGTAAACGGTTACGAAGTTGGCAGTTCTGTCAACGTCAAGCGTCCAATGGATTTCACAGTTCGTGACGGCGCGGTTCAAAGCGCGCAAGACGTTACAGAGGGCGAGTTCACGCTTTCTGTTGACAAGCGCAAAGGTATTGACTTTGAGTTTACGTCTCAGGAACTTACTCTTGACATTAAAGAGTTATCCAGTCGGGTAATTAAGCCTGCAATGATCCAACTCGCTAACCAAATTGATGCAGACCTAATGGCACTGTACAAAGACGTTAGTAACTGGGTTGGAACTGCTGGACAGACTATCAACAGCAACAGTGACTTTTCTCACGGCCCACGCCGTTTGGATCAGAACGCTGTTCCTCAAGACGGTCGGTCTGCGGTTCTTTCTCCCATTGATCATTGGGCGTTAATCGGAGCGCAAACCACTTTGACTAATGACAGATTAGTCGGAGAGGCTTACTCTCGTGGCGCGTTGGGTAGCATTGGCGGTGTTGAGACCTTTATGTCTCAAAACGTCCCAACTCACACTGTTGGAATTGCTACTGGAACGCCTAAGATTAACGGCGCAAGTCAGAACGTAACTTACGCGGCATCTAAAGATACGAACACTCAGAGCTTGGTAACTGACGGCTGGACTAACAGTCAGACAGGTATCTTGAAGGCTGGTGACGTTATCAAGATAGCTGATGTGTATGCTGTGAACCCAGTGACTAAGGCAACTCTCTCACACTTGAAAGAGTTTACGGTTACGGCTGACGCTAACTCTGGTTCTTCTACAGGTCCAGCAACTCTAACAATTAGCCCTGCTATCATTACTTCTGGAGCGCATCAAACTGCTTCAGCAGTGCCAGCAGACAACGCTAATATTACGGTTAAAGGTACTGGCGGTACAGGTTACGACATGAACATGATGTTCACTCGAAATGCTTTTGCATTAGTAAGTGTTCCTCTTGTGTCACCTCCGGGCGCAGTTGACGTTTCTCGCCAATCTTACAAGGGAACTAACGTCCGCGTCATTCCTGTGTATGACGGCACAAACGACAAATCTACTTGGAGACTTGACGTACTGTATGGTGTTAAGTGCATAGACGAGCGACAAGCCGTTCGTGTAAGTGGAACAGCATAAGTCTATTTAGGATTACTGGGGGCGTAAAAACCCCCGGTCATTCTTAGGAATTTACAATGACATTATTAACAATAGCTAATGCCGTTGCAGATGAGACGAAAGGCCCACGCCCAGAGACCATAGCAACAAACACTGACCCTGCCGCGCAAAATATTTTGCGGTTAATTAATAAAGTCGGAAACAGATTACAAAAATCTTTTGCTTGGAATATTCTGACAAAAGAAAAGACTGTGACTGCTGGAGGCACAGAAACTTTAATCGCGGCGGCATCGTTGCCGTCTGATTTTGATCGTATAATTCCAGAGACGTTTTGGGACAGATCAACAAACAATTTAATATCTGGCCCTGTAAGCCCTGTCGAATGGCAAGGACTAAAAGTTCAGTCTTATTCTAGCCAAGCCAAAAAATACCGCTACAGAGGTGGCGACATATTGACCTCTCCTGCTATTGCCAGTGGCTCAACTTGCGCCTTTGAATATGTTAGTACGCAATGGGCGCGAAAGGCAGACAATTCAGTTAAGACTGAAATGACGATTGACACAGATTATTCTGTGTTAAGCGAAGAGCTAATAATCTACGGCACTATCTTTGAATGGCTAGACGCAGAAGGCCAGCCAAGTGCAAACGCCGCAAGGCAGTATATGGATCAATTTAATATTTTAGTTTCCGCAGACGAGACAAGCGCAAACATTCTCACTACTGGAGACATATTTTCACAAAATTCAAGACACTTTACTGGAGAGCCAAAGGCATCTAGGTCTGCTACAGGGGAGGATTTGTAAGTGGCTTCAACTTCGTCAGCACTTCCTCCACCGACTAAGGGGTGGGACACTCGCGAAAGTTTGGCTGATATGCCTGTTGACCATGCAATTAAACTTGTTAATTGGTTCCCCGAAACTGACAAAATTACTGTCAGGCGCGGTAGCACTGACCACGTCACTGGAATGACAGGCTCAGTTGAAAGTTTAATAACATACACGCCGACAACAGGAAGTGGAAAACTATTTGCGGCGGCAAACAATTCAATTTATGACGTAACCGCAAATGGCTCAGTTGGTTCGGCGGTAAGTTCTGGACATTCCAACAACCGTTGGCAGTTTGTAAATATGGGAACTGCTGGCGGTCAGTTTGTCAGGCTATTTAACGGACAGGACACACCATTGCTTTATAATGGTAGCAGTTGGGCAACGACTGCAATAACTTGCTCTGGGATGACAGCCGCAAATCTTATTTGGGGTAATTTGCATCAGAGGCGGTTGTGGGTTGGAGAGAAAGACAGCCTTTCGGCGTATTATTTAGGCGTGAACAGTGTGTCTGGGGCGGCAACTGAGTTTCCGTTGGCAGGAATAGCCACTAAGGGTGGTTTTATCATGGCAATGGGTACGTGGACTAGAGATTCGGGTTCTGGCGCAGATGACGTTGCCGTATTTCTGACTTCTGAGGGTGAGGCGATTGTTTACAGCGGAACTGACCCTGCCGCGACTGCAACTTGGCAACTTGTCGGTGTCTTTGCTATTGGTAAGCCAATCGGACGCAGATGTATCGTAAAAGCTGGCTCAGACATTATTTTAATGACGCAGGACGGCTTTGTGCCTCTCAGTGGCATATTGTCTATGGATCGTTCACAGTCGCGTCTGGTGGCTCTCTCTGACCAAATATCGCAAGCAGTAAACACTGCCGTTCGTTCTTACGGCGACATTTTTGGTTGGCAACCTATTTTGTACCCAAAAGCCACTATGTTGATTTTTAATATTATGCAGTCGTCAACGACAAGCCACCAATACGTATTTAACACTATTACGGGTGCGCCTTGTCAATTTACAGGAATGAACGCAGTTTGTTTTGGTATGTTAGACGACGATATGTATTTTGGAACTTCTGCTGGTAAAGTTGTTAAATTTGACGATGGCACAAGCGACAGCGGCACAGTTATTGAGGCTGACGCATTACAGGCGTTCTCGTACTTTAAGAGTAGCCAAAGCAACAAAGCATTTAAACTTGTAGAGCCTATATTTGAAAGTGACGGGAACCCAAACGCGGCCATTGATCTTAATTTAGACTTCCAAGTTAAGACCCCGACTGGAATTGCATCTGCCAGTCCTACTCGTAGTGGATTGTGGGGCGTTTCTAAGTGGGGTGTCGGTATCTGGGGTACTGACGGCCAAGTCTACAGGGGATGGCGTGGAGTGCGCGGAAAAGGGCGTTCAGCGTCACTTAGAATCCGCATTAACACTGCGACTGCCAGACCTTCGTGGATTGCGACTAACTTTACGTATCAACTTGGGGGACAACTATGAAATATGTTGTGCCAGAAGTTTTTAAGCCATTGTGGAGCGAGCAAGGTCGATATAAGGCGGCTTGGGGTGGCAGGGGCAGTGCCAAGTCATGGAACTTTGCCGCAATGATGATTGTGAGGGCGGCGACAAGTAAAGGCTTTCGTGCCGTCTGTGTTCGTGAAGTTCAAAAGTCATTAAAAGAAAGCGCACACAGATTATTGGCAGACACAATCGAAAGATTAAATTTTGGATCAATTTTTGAAATTCAATCTAGTCAAATTAAGACCCCCGGCGGTGGCGTTATATCTTTTGTCGGTATGCAAGACCACACGGCTGACACTATAAAAAGTTACGAGAATTATTCTGTGGCTTGGTGCGAAGAAGCCCAGACGTTAAGCTCTCGCTCAATCGAATTATTACGCCCTACTATTCGTGCGCCCGGTTCTGAGTTATGGTTTTCTTGGAACCCTAGAAATAGCACAGACGCAATAGAAAAACTTTTGCGCGGTTCAGACATTCCAGAAAATGCAATTATTGTTAAATCTAATTATAGCGACAACAAATTCTTTCCTGCCGAATTAGAGGCAGAGCGTCTGCATGATCTTAAAAACAGCCCAGACCGTTACAGCCACGTTTGGAACGGCGACTTTGAGCCACAGGCGATTGGCGCAATTTGGACAAGACAAATTATTAACGACAACAGAAGAGACGAATATCCAGACGACATAGAACGTATATTAGTGGCAGTTGATCCTGCCGTTAGTGACACTGAGAGAAGTGACGAACACGGGATAGTTGTTGTTGGAATTGACGCTGGTGGGCATGGCTACGTTTTAGAAGACGCTTCGTTGCATGGGTCGCCGCATCAATGGGCGTTAAGAGCCGTTGCCATGTATGACAAGTGGGAAGCTGACGGCGTTGTCATAGAGAAAAATCAAGGCGGCGATATGTGTCGCCACACTTTACAGACAGTCAGGAAGGGTTTACCTATAATTGAAGTCCACGCCACTAGAGGCAAACACGTTAGGGCAGAACCAATTAGCGCGTTATATTCGGTCAACAGAATATCTCACGTTGGAATGTTTCCAGAACTTGAAGATCAATTATGTTTATTTACTTCAAGTGGCTGGGAGGGTGGCTCCGACAAGTCACCTGACAGAGCCGAAGCATTAATTTGGGCTTGCAGTGAATTATTTCCTGCGATGACTACAGAAAAGTCACCACCGCAAGAATATTTCAACTATAGTGAAGCTGGCGGCTGGATGGGCTAATGAAGGATAGAAACATGGCTAAAAAAAATAAAGCATCAGATACATTAATTAAAGAAGCGATAGAAGAGTTTGAAGACAGCGAACAGGCTAGTTCTTTTAATCGCACACGCTACGCCGAAGATACGTCTTTTGCTCGTGGCTCAGATCAATGGCCTGCGTCAATACGCAAGCAACGTGTCCAAGAGGCCAGACCCGTATTAACAATTAACAAGTTACCAGCTTTGATTCGATCTGTCGTAAATGAGAGCAAGCAGAACAGGCCAGCCATTGAGGTGTCTCCAGTTGACAACGGGGCAGACGTTGACACGGCGGAAGTCATTAATGGCATTATTCGTAGCGTAGAGCGCAACAGCAACGCTCAAGTGGCTTACGGCACGGCAGTAGACCAAGCGGTGACGGGTGGCTTCGGCTTTTTTCGCATTGACATAGACTACGCCCACCAAGACAGTTTTGACCTACAGGCTCAAATTAAACGCATACCCAACGCCTTGTCGGTACATTGGGACACTTCGTCTTCTGAGTTTGACGCTAGTGACTGGCGTTACGCTTTTATTAGTGATCACTTGAGCAAAGAAGAATACAAAAAATTATACCCCAAAGCCTCTATGATAGCTTGGGATTCGTCAGACATTGGCGGCGACACTGGCAACTGGCTTGATGATGACCAAATAAGAGTGTCTGAATATTTTAAGCGTATTGAAAGCAAGCGGAAACTTTTTAAGTTCTCTGTGCCTAATCCTGAGACGGGTGAGGCTGACATTCAGACTGCCACCGAAGATCAAATGAAATTATTGGGCGCGGCATTTTTTGAAAGTCAGGGCGTTGAGATTCCTACCAATGACGAGGCTGGTTTGATGGAGGCTTTTATTCAAGCGTCTGGAATACAAATATTAGCCGAAAGAGAGGGCCAGTATTTTAAAGTGATTCGTTAAATTATTAATGGCGTAGAAATTCTTGAAGAAGAGACTTGGCCCGGTATGTGTATTCCTATTTGTCCAGTCTGGGGCGACGAATATTATCAAGACGGAAAAAGATACTTCAAATCTTTAATTAGCGATGCCAAAGATTCTCAAGCCATGTTTAACTTCTGGCGTTCAGCTACGACTGAATTAGTTGCGTTAGCACCTAAGACACCGTGGGTCGGGCCAAAAGGATTTATACCTAAAGGCCACGAAGCTAAATGGGCAAGTGCCAACACACGATCTCACGCTTATTTAGAGTTTGATCCTGCGAGTGGTGGCGCACCGCAACGGCAAGCCTTTGCCAGTGTCCCTGCTGGCGCAATGCAGGAAGCGTTAAGCTCAAACGAAGATATGCAAGCAATTACAGGCATTTACCCTGCTTCTATAGGCGCAAGGTCTAACGAGACAAGTGGCAGAGCTATTCTTGCAAGAGAACGTCAAGGCGATGTTTCTAACTTTCATTTTATTGATAACCTCTCCAGAGCCATACAATACGCAGGAAAGATACTTGTCGATATATTGCCTTCAGTCTATTCTGAGCGTTCGACAATTCGTGTTCTTGGCGAAGATCAGACTGAAAAAGTTGTGCAGTTGACGCAGGAGGCTGGAGGGTCACTTGAAGAGGGCATGACAGGCGACAAGAAACTTTATAACTTGTCAGTCGGTCGCTATGACGTAACCGTTAAGACAGGGCCATCGTTCTCCACTCAGCGTGAAGAGACAAGGGAGACACTAATTGAGCTAATGAGGGCAGTGCCGGGGGCGGCTGGCGTTGTTGGCGATGCGTTACTTGAGCATATGGACTTCCAAGGCGCAGACCGTATAGCTAAAAGGCTCAAGGCTATGTTGCCTGAGAATATTAGGTCTTTAGAAGACGAAAAGATTTCAGAATCTGAAAATCCAGAGGCGGCGGCACTACAGGCGCAACTAGATCAAGGTCGTCAGCAAATGCAACAAATGCAACAGCAAGGCCAAGCTCTAGCGCAGGAACTTGAACAAGTTAAAAACGACAAGTCTTCTGAGGCACAATTAAAGCAAGTCGAGGCTCAACTGAAAGGTAAAGAAATAGAGCTTAAAGAGTTGGAAATGCAGATTAAATTAGCTGAAGCGCAACAAGAGCCACCAACCCCAGAGGACAAGCAAGCTCAGTGGGACTACGACATGATGGTTCAAAATGACAAACAGAAACACGAAGCCATACAAAAAGACGCAGACCGTCAAGTTCAAGAAGAGAAACTTCAATACGAGGCCGCGCAGAAAGACGCAGACCGTCAAGTGGAGCTTGCCAAGGCCATAATTGCAAAGGCTTCTCCAGAAGAAGAAATAAGTCTTGAAGGAGCGATGGATCAGGCGGCAATGATGGTGTCGAGAAATCTTTCTGGAGAAGAAGCAAAGATAGAATACAACGCTATGGAAGCAGAAAAGGCAATGGCAATCGGAGAATTGTCTGAAAAGTTAAACGAGGCAATAGCGGCCAGTGCGTCAGCCTCACTCCCTAAAAGAGTTTTGAGAGACGGCAATAACATGATTATTGGACTAGAGACAGTTGTCGAAGAAGTTAACTAATGTGGGGGACAGGTAAATGGGGCGTAGCCAAGTGGGGTGCTGAAGCGACAGGTGTCACCGCGTCTGGTGGAACCTCTTGGAACCCTAACTGGGCGACAGATTATGGGCCTGACGTAGATAAGGCAAAGAAGGCTCCAAAGAAAGAAGTGCAGGCGGCGATTAAGACTTTAAAGAGCAAGCCCGTCGATAAGCACTTTGAGGAAGCTGTTGAGATTGCGAAACGATCTCTCGCTTCCGACTTAATGAAGGACGAGCAAGAATTGGTTACAGTTATGACGGCATATTACGCACACAAACGCATGATGCAAGACGAGCAAGACATGGCCGCAATAATACGGTTACTATAGGAGAAGAAAATGGCTTTAGGAACTCTTTTAGCTGGTACGTTAGCCCAGAACGCATACAACAACCCACGAGGGATGATGTCTGATCCAGTAGGCA